TGACTATAGCGGATGCGGTTTTTGGAGAATGATTTGGCCAGAACATTTGCTTAATGCATTCAATATGTTTACAGTTCATGGTACTACTGTTATGAACTTGGACCCACGATCATATATCAATACAAAGGTCGTTAGGATTCAAAGACAAGCCACAAGCCACCAATTAAAGTTTGTTCAGTTCTTAAAAGAACTCTCCAAAGAAGTCGGTTTCCGAATTATCTATGAAATTGACGATCTTGTTTTCTCAGAAGATATTCCGGATTATAACAAGTATAAACCAGCATTTACAGACCCTCAGATTAGAAAAAATTGCCAAGATATAATGCTTCTTTGCGATGAGGTTACGGTTACAAATCAATTCATGAAGGATTACTACATGGAGAAGACTGGTCATAAAAGCGTGACAATTATTCCCAATTTCCCTCCAAAGTTTTGGCTTGGGCATTTCTATGACGAGAAGCAGATATCGTCCAATTACGATACATACAAAAAGAAGCCAAGAATCCTTTATGCGGGATCTGGAGCGCATTTTGATGTAGATAATAGGGTCGGTCAAAAAGACGACTTTGCACACGTTGTAGATATTATTGCAAAAACTGTGGACAAGTACCAATGGGTATTCCTTGGAGCATATCCTTTGCCTTTGAGAAATCTCATCCAATCTGGTAAAATTGAATTTCATCCTTGGCAGAATCTCTACCATTACGGTGAAAAAATCAAAAATCTAAGAATCAACATGATGGTGGCTCCTTTGCAAAATAATAATTTCAATAAATCCAAGTCGGATTTGAAGCTTGTGGAGGCAAATGCGTTTGGACTCCCAATCGCTTGTCAAAACCTTTGCACATACGAAAACGCAACCTTCAAATTCGATACAGGCGAAGAAATGGTTTCTGTGATTGATGACGTCCTAAGCAAAAAAGGACGGTACATGAATATCAGTGCAAAAGCGAGAAACGATGCAAACAAGCGTTGGTTGGAAAACGGAGATAATCTTGAATGCTATGCTGAATTGTTTAAATACCCTCACGGACATCCAGATAGAAAAGTATTGAACGCTATCAACGGTATAGTTGCTTGACCAAGAACAAAACAGATGGATAAGTCACATATGTTAAAATCGGATACCACCAAGGCAATCCAAAAATAAACATAAAGACAAGCCCGACAATTAAAGACAACCAAAAGCTCATGCATACCCAGCATGATAAAAGTGTAGATAGAACTTCACTTTTGATTGCAATTATATCAAGAAGATCATCCAAGGCGTAAATATTATTTCTTTTCAAGAATAATTTGCCTATAGAATTAGCGATAGGCGAATAAAACCATAGTATCAGAATACTATTAACGGCCAAAAGACCAGATGTATAAAACCAAATCATTTTTCAATCAAAATTTTAATTTTAGTAATGAATGTGTTTTTAAGATTTCTTTCAGCACAGGGGCTACAACCACTTTTAACCTTCAAAGAATCCAGAGTTGTCGTGTATTCTTTTCTAAGATTTTCGCAGTCCGGTATTTCTTGTGGACACGGATCTAGCGTATTGAAAAATTGACTTGCAATCTCTTCCATAATTGATATTATTTAACAATCGATGTACAGAAATCTATCCTACAACCCAAAAGAGCGTTGCATGAATCTTCTGACTTGGGACACAAGCGGAAAGAGAATTAAAGCGGAATGTTCCTACAGACCCTATATCTATACAGAAACAAATGGAACACATGATGCTATCAGTCTATTCAATACGAAACTGAAGAAAAAATCATTCAATACACAATACGATAGATCGAAATACATTAAAGAAACAGATAACGTTAGAATATTTGAGAATCTTAGTGTATATCAACAATTTCTGGTTGATATGTTTTATCAAGAATATGAGAAGCCTGAATTCATTCAGCACCCCTTGAAGATTTTTTATTTGGATATTGAGGTTTATTCCAAAGATGAGGGCTTTCCCCATCCAGATCAGGCGAATGCTCCTGTTAATGTTATCACAATATACGATACATTGAGCCAAATGTTTCATGTTTGGGGGACAAAGGCATATGAGCCTAAACTTCCGAATGTAAAATATAGCCACTGTTCTTCTGAAAAACAATTACTGAACAAATTTTTAGAATTTGTAGAAAAGGATCACATGGATGTGCTGTCTGGATGGAATAGTAAGTTTTTCGATATTCCGTACCTTGTTAATAGAATCGGTAAGATTTGCGATGAGAATGAAGCCACGAGACTTTCTCCGACAAAAAACATATATAGCAGAACAGAGTTTAATAAATTCGGAAAAGAAGAGAAAGCTTGGGTATTGGATGGTGTTTCTAGCATCGATTACATGGATGCATACAAGAAATTTTGTCTAGACCCAAGAGAAAATTACAAACTAAACACGATAGCATCGGTTGAACTTGGAGAAAATAAAATAGACTACGGTGGAGGAAATCTTTCGGATCTAGCGGATACGAATTGGGAAACATTTGTTGATTATAACATTCAAGACGTCAACATTCTTGTCAAATTAGACGATGCATTGAAATATATGCCCCTATTGCGTTCTCTTGCCGTCACAGGATTAACCACAATGGAAAGCGCACTGAGGAGTCTAGGTGTTATTACAGGAGCAACCGCAATTCAAGCCAGAAAAAGAGACATTAAAATACCAACTTTTATAAGAGATCCGAATAAAATATCTAAAAACGAGGGAGCTTTTGTAAAAGAACCAGAAAGCGGAATACATAAGCATTTAGTTTCTTTTGATGCGAACTCTCTTTATCCAAATACCATTATAACTCTGAATATTTCACCAGAGACAAAACTGGGTACAATTATAGAAAAGACACCGGAACACGTTATCATAAGAGATGCCAATCACACTCAACATAAAATATCACATAATGCCTTCGACAAATTAGTTGAAAAGGAAAAGATAGCGATATCGAAAGCGAATGTTTTATTTTCTCAAAAGAGAAAAGGACTGTTTCCAGAAATCATCGACAAATACTATGAGCAACGTGTTGATGCTGTAAAAAATCTTAAAAAAACGAAGAAGGAGATGGAATCCGAAGAAGATCCAGTCGCAAAAAGCAAACTGGAGGCTAAAGCTAGACTTTTGGATATAGATCAAAAGACGAAAAAGATTTTCTTGAATTCTGTTTATGGCGCATTCGGTAACAAATATTTTGCACTTGGAGACGATGATCTTGCAAGATCAATCACATTAACAGGTCAAGCGATTATTAACAAAGGTTCAGATATCCTTACTGAGTATGTAGAAAAGAATATAGGCAAAAAAGTATCTAGAGATGTCATCCGATATATCGATACAGACAGTTTGTTTATTTCTTTCGATGATGTCATTGAACACAAAAATATAAAATTCTCTGAAAACAATAAAGTCACAAAAGAGATGTATAATATCATTGATGATACTGCAAAATACTTAAATGAGGAGATTATCAAGTGGGGAGAAAAAGAGTTAAATTCTAAAGATTGTAGATTTCTATTCAAGAGGGAAAAAATATGCGATATTGGAATGCTTTTGAAGAAAAAACATTACATTTTACACATTTTAGATAACGAGGGGATTAAGTGTAACAAGTTCAAATACACAGGAGTTGATGTTGTGAAAAGCACGATGCCAAAAAAGGTCAAACCTTATGTCAAAAATATCGCTGAGACTCTTATTTTAACATTGGATAACGTTAAAACCAATGATGCAGTAACAAAAGCACATGATGCATTCATAGGATTGCCTCTTGAAGAGATTGCAATTAACAAGGGAATTAAAAACTACGAAAAATATGCATCTCAATGTAGTGATTTTCAGACGGTTAAAAGTATGCCAAATCATGTTAAGGCGGCATATTTCTATAATCTTTTATTGGACAAATTGGATTTGATAGGGAAATATGAAAAAATCCAAAGCGGAGATAAATTGAAAATATTTTATCTCAAAAAACCAAACAAATATGCGATAGATTCTATTGCTTTCAAATATTACTATCCAGAAGAATTTAGAAACTTCTTTGAACCCGATTATGAAAAAATGTTTGAAAAAGTGATATTTGCGCCAGTTCAAAGTTTTTTTGAAAGCGTTAATTGGGTAGCTCAAAAGCCGAGCGAAATGACAACATGTGATTTGATGGATTTTTTTAAAGAATGATACTTGCTTTTTCGATTTAAAATGTTAAATTGTTACCTATGCAAGATATTAAAGTATTCATCGATCATGTCGGACACACTATTGTTGGAGAAGTTTTAGAATCGAAAGGTTCTACTCTTAAAGTAAAGAATCCAGCAATCCTCATTGCTCAACCTAATAGCAATGGTCAACTAAGCGTTCAAATTATACCTCTATTTTTCAAGGAGTTTATCCAACTCGATAAAAGAGAAGCTGGATCTGTTTTTGACTATCCAGCCGATAGGATTGTTAAATCTGAGATTGCTCTTGAGGGTCGCCTTATTGAGCAGTACGTTAATATGTTCCAAGTAGCCAAGAAAGAGGAAAAGAAGGAAGCTCCCACGATTCGTTTATTTGACGAATAGAATTTGTTAGACATATGATAAAAAAAAGATCCGCCAAGGTTTGACTTTGGCGGATCTTTTGTTAATATATATGTCGTATGGCTAGAACAAAAAAAGAAACTGAAGAAGAAAACATTGACACTGGTTCGATCAAGGACGCATTTAAAGTTCTTGAAGAACTAAATCCTGAGGCTACATTTTTAAGTGAAAACTCACTTTCCAGTGTAAATGAATGGGTCAATACTGGTTCGTATGCATTGAACTCTATTATATCTGGATCACCATTTAAGGGTATTCCCATGGGCAGAATTACAGGTTTTTCTGGTCCAAGCGGATGCGGAAAAACATTAATCTTGAACAAGATCGCATCAAACGCCCAAAAGAAAGGCTTGAATGTTGTTTATTTCGATACAGAGTCCGCATTGGACAAAGATACTGCTGAAAGGCTTGGATGTGATGTTAGTAAAATTAAACATTGTCCTATTGAAATTATTGAAGATTGTAGAAATCAGATCGTAAAGTTTTTGAAAGCGGTTGTTGACAACAAACTTCAAGGAAAATTTATTATCATCATTGACTCTCTTGGAAACTTGGTATCAGCAAGAGAAGCAAAGGTCATTGAAGATCAAAAAGATAGCGCAGATATGGGAAGCAAAGCCGTAGCGTATAAGAGCATGTTGAGAGCTATCACACACGCTGCATCTAAAGCTAATTGTCCTGTATTGTTTTCCAACCATACATATGACAACCCAGCCTCTCTTTATCCGACATTGGTTAAAAGCCAAGCTGGTGGATCTGGCCCACTTTATATGTCTAGTGTTCTTGTTCAGATGTCAACAAAACAAGAAAAGGCATCTAAGCTGGACAACAAGAACGCAGTAGAAGAATCTACTGCCATTTCTAAGGACGTTAACGGATTGACACTAAGATTTGTAACCACGAAGAATCGATTCGTGACACCATTCCTAGAGACTGAATTGTATTTGAATTTCAAAACAGGTCTAGCAAAGTATTCTGGCTTATTGGAAATAGCCGAAGCATATGGTGTCTTGGAAAAACAAGGGCATCGTTACGCTTTTAACGGAGAAAGTCTTGGTTTTTATAAAGATTTTAGAGACAATAATGAAGTATGGGAAAAGATTCTTCCTGTGCTGGATATTAAATTGCAAAAAGAATTAGCATTTAAAAATGAAAACTCAACAGAAAAGGAAAATGAATAACATATGAACCTAGCAACATGGAAATCAATTAAGTCTCCCGTCATGCAGGAGATCAGACAACAACTAAAAAAAGTAGCACCCAAAGGAAGTGCAACTCTTTCCCGAAAGGAAGCTAATAGAACTTGGAGGGAAGATATTTTGGGAATTCTTTCAGAGGATCAAAAGAAGCAAGTCAAGGCTCAAAAGCAGGAAAAAAATCAAAGGAAAAAAACAACCAGAACTGAAGGAGAGGTTGATTGAAATATTCTTACAAGGCGGTTGTTAAGTCGGTATATGATGGCGACACATTTACAGCTGACATAGATTTGGGGTTTGGTGTTTGGTTGAAAGGCCAAACAATTAGACTTTTCGGTATAAATGCTCCTGAAGTGAAGGGTGAATTTAGATCACTTGGATTTACTAGCAGAGATAGGCTTTCTCAGTTGACCATTAACAAAGAAATTGTTTTAGAAACCATAAAAGACAAAAAAGAAAAGTATGGAAGGTGGTTAGGAATTGTAATAGTAGACGAAAAAAACATCAATCAAACATTAATCGAAGAGGGATTCGCCAAACCATACGAATGTTAAACTAACAGTAATCATAACGCCAAATTGAATTAAAATATGAAAACACTTGAGGTTAAAAATTTAGATTTACACGCATCAGACCCCCATCAAAACAATTTTAATGCAAAAAGGTTTTATGAGCAATTATATAAAACCGAATGTTGTAGTATGTCTTTTTCGGAATCTTTCGAATTAACTTTGTTGGAACATTGCATGAAGAATTATACATTCGTATACCATTCTGGATTTACAATGTCTGTTTCTTCTTTAGATAAACAATTAAATGTTAAAAACATATTAAGCAATATTGATAAAAAGAAACAGCCTAATTTTTATTTCTTCGATGAAGAGTATATTATGGTTCTTGCATTGAATGATAGAAATGAAAAATATGCCTATTACGGCGATGATGATTATGATTATATGATGCCTGATACTAATACAATTGTAGCAGAAACATCAGAAGAGCAAAAAGAAAATAGAAAGAAAATAGATTCTAATAATACAAAAATAAATGTAACGCTATATTATCCTAATTATAAATTTCTTTTAAAAGAATTTAATCAAAAATTTAAATTTTTAGAAAAATTCAAGATAGAAGATGTAAAAGGACATTGTGTTTCTGTTTTGATGAAGAATAGATACGAGGAATATGATTTCGAGCCTTTGGATGTAAAAATCCCAAAAATGGATTTGGAGTTGAACTATGGTGAAAACTTTAAACCAATTTATGATAAGATCATTCAAAAGCTAAAAACAAATAACAAGGGATTGTACATGTTTCATGGGGAACCAGGCACAGGGAAAAGCAGTTTTATTAAGTACCTGACAAGTGTTATAGACAAGGAATTCATTTTTATTCCAACCAGTTTTATTGAAAAATTCATTTCAGATCCAGATATTTTCTCAATTTTGGTTAAAAAGAAAAAATGCGTGATCATCTTGGAAGATGCTGAAAAGATACTCGTATCCAGAGAAAGACAAGATAATGAATATATCTCCACAATCTTGAATCTTTCAGATGGAATACTTTCAGATATGATTCAAGCATCTGTTGTGATAACATACAACTGCGATGATGCTAAAATAGACAAAGCATTGAAGAGAAAAGGTAGAACAATGATTGACTATAAGTTCGACAAGCTGAGTATTGATGATTCTAAGAAATTGGCCAAAACTTTAAAATTCACCGATTCTCAGATTAATTCAATTAAAGAACCCATGTCATTGAGCGAGATTTATAATATTAATGATGATAATAAGTATTATAAAGAAGAAGAGAAG